CCCCGCCTTGCGCATCGCCGCCGTGCCGCCCATCAGCGCGCGGATGGCGGCCGTCTGAACGTGCATATCCGCAACGGCAGCATTTTTGGTATTAGCAGACATGTGTTATCCCAACAAAAAGACCGCCCAAAGGCAGCCTGAAAATCAAAGCAGGAAAGATTGGCGCGACAACTTGCCGCGATTCCTGATTAACGGCTCCAAGCTGTAGCGCAGCGCATCAATCCAATGGTTATGCTCATCCAGCGGCAGCGGCAGAATATCCCCGCTCAAGCGGTCAGTCTTGTAGCTGTACAGCCTAAACTCCTGCGCCGTGTTCACGCAGCGCGGATGAATCACCACCTTGTCGAACGAGCGGATAAAACCGATGCCGTCTTCCACGCTGCCCTTGCCCTTGAGTGCGCCCGCAATGCGCGGCAGGCCGTGGCGTTTCAGATAGCTGATGCTTTCAGGCCGCGCGGAATCTGCCCGTACCGCATGCGCGGCAATATCCGGCATGGCAGCCTGAAGCACCGCCGCCGTGTCGTCCAACTCAATGCCCGTGCCGCCCGCTTCCCGTTCGATATATAGCCTATCGCCGTGTATCCAGCATTGCACGCCCGCCGTCGGGTCTTGGGCAAAGCCGAAGTCCAGGCCGAAGTAGGGGCCGTTCCAGTTTTCAGACGGCACAAACTCCGCCACTTCATACTTGCCCTTAAACACCTGCGCGTCCGAAAGTTCGTAGTAAGCACCTTCCCAAATCCACGCATAGCGGGCAGGGTCGAGCGTCTTTTGCTGATGCCGTCGCAACTCTTCCAATTCGGGCGGGAAAAACGGATTGTCGCCGTAGTTCATCTCGACAATGCACGAACGCGGCGGCACGCTCTTGCGGAAACGCCGATCCGTCGCACTGTTTTCCTGCTTCGGATTCCAAATCACCCAGATTTCCGACTTGGGCGCGCGTATCGTCGGCTCCAGCACTTCCCACGCCGCTTCGGCAATATCTTCCGCTTCTTCGACAATGCACACATCAATCTTCGCCAGCGACTTCACCGACTGGATATTGTTGCGCAGCCCCTTAAAAAGAAACTCCGTGCCGTTGCGCCCGCGTATATAGTCCGCACCCACATCATAGGCTGCTTCCAACCACGGCTCGGACGCAATCGCCGCCTTGATTTCCGCGTAAAACGATTCCTTGATGGAGTTTTGAAACTCACGCACGCACAAAAAACGCAGCGGCTCGGCAAAGCCCCACACCGCCGCCATCTTGGCAAAGTTGAACGACTTGCCCGAACCGCGCCCGCCGAACGCCCCGCGAAACCGCAGCTCGCCGCGACGCAGCCTGAAAACCTGTTTGATTTTCGGCGGCAGCTTAATCTGCACTCTCGCCATCTTCTACCGCCACCAGTTCGATTACCGTCGGCGCAAGCGAGCCGTCGGAATTGGTAATGTCCACTTTCATGCCGCTAATCAGCTTCTGCCGCGTCGCCTCCAACGATTCGATGCGTCCCAGCAGCCGGTGAATAACCGCATCATAGTCCCGCCGCACAAACGTCTTCTGCCGCACGGGCGGCACATCCGGGTCATCGGTAATCGGCACGCCGCCAATCACCGTAGGCGTCTCAACCACCTTTTCCAACTCCAGCGCTTCGGCATCCTGTTCCGCTTCCAGCTTTAAAGCACGGTTCAGACGGATACGGCACAGCTTCAACTCTTCATCGATGCTGCCCAACTGCAATTCTTCCGCCAGCATCCGCTCTTCTTCCGTGTAATAGGCGGAATAAAGCGCACCCGGTTTGGATTGACTGCCTTTCGGTGCGCCCTTATTGGTTCCCCCATGCATTCGGCATCTGCCGTTTGGCATGGCTTTAGATTTGCACGGTTCGCCCGAACGGGTTTTCGCTCCACATAAAGCCATAAAATCTCCTATTGCATGGGATTATGTTGCAAATTACGACCCCGAACTACGGCTTCTGCTGGGGCTGCTTTTGCCACGCCCGCCGCCGCTCTTCGCAGTAATATGCGGTTTGTGATAGGGTACTCTACGCATCATGCGCTCCTTTCAAATAAAAATGCCACCCAAACGGCGGCCATAAAAAACCGCCCAACTAGGGGCGGCTGCGGTTATTTGTCTTCATCGGCTACCAATCCAGCCCAAGCCTTGTCAATCTTCGGCTCGGCCACATAGGGCACTTCATCATCGGGCAACTCGATACCCATCATCTTGGCGACCTTTACGCCATCGAGATACTTGTCGCCAAACTTGCGCCAACCAATCTCGCGCAAAAACGCTTCCGACTGCGCGCGGCTTTGGAAACACATGCAAAACCAATATTCGCTGTCTGTCGCATCCACCTTACGCTTGTTTTCCGCTTTCAGCCTGTCGCGGAAACCCTGCTTTACCGCATCCAAATCCGCACGGCTGTCTGTCTCAGGGTCGCCGGTCAGTTCCGGCATCTTTACCGCAGGCTTCTGCTTGCGCTTCCATTGGTTTGCCTTCGCCTTGGCGGCGGCCTTTGCATCTGCAATCTGTTGTTTGCGGTCATCAGTGTTTGCCATTTGCGCACTCCCACCTAAAAATTTCCAAGTCAGCCAGCGGGATTAGCTCCAAAATCCGCTGATAGTCTCGCGGATAGTGCTTTTTAATCGGCAGCAGAAACCGCAAGTCCAAACCATCGAACGAGCGCCCGAACACCTTGTAGTCGCTCCCCAGTCTCACATTGTGCTTTTTGAAGCACTCGATTAAATCCGCCTTTTTCCAATCCCAAATCGGATGGTACTTAAGCAGATTGTAAGAGATGCTGCCATGCGACTTAATCGCAATCCGGCGCATCGGACTGTCTGCCGCCCGCACGCCATCGGCAACCAAAGTATCCTTCGGCAGTCCGAACTTGCCCACCATCGCCGCCTGAATATCGGTATAGTCAAATTCAGGCAGGCCGGCATCTTCGATCACCGCGCAGTTTTGCGGCGGCTGCCAAATCATCCCATTCAGCCAACGGTGCAAAGACGGATGCGGCAGCTGGGTAACCTTAAAGCCAAACTGGCGCTCATACATATCAATCTGCTCATCCACAAACTCCAAGCCCGGGACAAGATACAGATAATACGGCACCACTTCTTCAAAATGGTCGCGGATAGCCAGATACGCCGCCACCGCATCCTTGCCGGTGCTAAAGGCCAGCAGAGTCTTTTTCTGCTTTGCCGCCACCGCGCGGATGGTCTCTTCGCCTGATAGGGCAGCCATTGCATAATCCCTTAATCAAATATACAATATCGCCATTGTATAGATATATTTTCCATTATGCAAGACTTCAAGCAAGAATTAAACACCCTGTTGTACGATGCCCACTTAAGCCGCGCCGAGCTGGCCGACATCTTCCAAATCGCCCGCCGCAGCGTCAGCAACTGGAACAAAGCCGGCATCCCCCAATACGCCCGAGCCTATCTCGAGCTGCGTGCCGAATACATCCGGCTCAAGCGCAGTCTGGAAGAATAATCACGCACCCAAACAAAAACCCCGTAGCACAAGCACGGGGTTGATTTACTGCGGCACTCCCACCGCAAAGCGGCTCGGTGTCCACACGATTTAAGGCTGCCTGAAATGCGAAAAGGCCGCCCAAAGGCAGCCTGAAACAAAAAGAGAAAGCCTATCCACAGCTTTCTCCCGAAATATAGCATATTTATAACAAAAGTGTGCAAGACCGTCAAGTAGGCAGAGTGAATATCCGCCCGTTTTGTTACCTACAGCATACAGATTTCCAGCGGCATCACCGCCCGAAACTTGGCGATGATCTGAAAAGGCTCGTCGCCGCTTTGGTCGATTTCAAACGACGAGTAATTTTTATTGTCCGAGTGCGCCACCAGCTTACCCGGCACTTTCTGCAGACGTTTCATATAAGTGCCGTCGCTGTAGTAGAAAGCATAGATGCCGTCGCCGTCAAAATAATTTATGCGCGTATCGATAAACGCCAGTCCCTTTTGCGGAAGCGTCGGTTCCATGCTGTCGCCCTTGATGCCCACAATATCCAAATGCTCGACATTCGCGCTTCCAAACAGCAGGAAGACATACTCGCGCGGAATTTCCAGCGTGCGGATGATGTCGGGAAAATCCGCGTTTACTGCGCCGCCGCTGCCGCATTTCACCCAAATATCACGATGGCGGAACGTGATGCTGTCCTCCGGCGCCTTCAGGCTTTCCAGCGGCGGCAGTATCGAATCTTCAGAGCGCGGCTGATCACTCCCGATCTTACTGTCTCCTTTCCCAGTTTCCAGCCATTCTGGGGAAACTCCCAATACGCGGGCAATCGAAATAAGCCCCGACGTCTCCTTGTTTCGGCCAGATTCGACTGCCGCAATAGCCGATTGCGATTTGCCAACGGCCTTTGCCAATTCTGCCTGCGTTAATCCGCGAGCTTGCCGCGCGGAAACCATTCTTTCCTTTAGTGTATTCATACTTTCTCCTGAGTTGTAAAAACGATTGTACTCAATCATAATAGTACTTTGGTACTTTACAATAAAGTACAAAAGTACTTATAATTCTCCGCAACATCAACACGGATGAATTTTTATGACCCCTGAAGAAATCATTACTTCCTTAAAAGAAAAGGGATTATCTACTAAGCAAATCTCAAAATTTGTCGGCTGCGCCAATGAATACATAAACATGATCGGACGTGGCGAGCGCAAACGGCCTAATTACATCGTAGTAGATCGGCTACGTATGCTTTTAAACAAGCCCGCGCTAGCAAAAGAGCCGCAACAGCAGCAGGACAAGCCATGAAACCAAACGCAGCCAGCCAATGCGCGCGCCTGCTCGCCCATTTCAAAAAGGGCGGCACGATAACCAGCTTTGAAGCGTACAAGCGTTTCAAAATCACACAGCTTGCCGCCCGCATCACCGATTTAGAAATGCGCGGCGCAGTCATCGCCCGCGCATGGGAAACCAACAACGGCAAGCGCTATGTGCGCTATTCGATGGGAGTTAAAGCATGAGTATGAACCTGACGGCACAAGCCATGCAGATCAAAGTCGGCAACCCGATACGCAAACTCGTGTTGCTGAAACTGGCCGACCAAGCCAACGACAAAGGCGAGTGCTGGCCGAGCTATTCATCTGTTGCCGAAGCGGCCGAATGTTCCAAGCGCGCCGCAATGATTCACATCGAATGGCTGGCGCAGCACGGTTTTTTGCGTATCGAGCAGCGCAAAATCAGCGGCCGGCAAAACCTGACCAACCTTTACCACCTGACCCTGTCCGAAGGCAGGGCAGACGGCGGCGCACCTAGTGAATCTGCTGCACCATGTAGTGAACCAGATGCACCACCTAGTGAATCTGATGCACTAGGTAGTGAACCACGTTCACTAGGGGGTAGTGAATCTGCTGCACCCAAACCAGTCAATAAAAACCAATCAATGAACCATACAACTACTGACGTAGTTGTAACGCACGCAGGCGAAATGCAGCCTGAAAAACCGAAGCGGCAAAACCGCCATGCTGCCGACCTTGCCCTGCTGGCCGAATACGGCGTTACCGGCCAGCTTGCCGAAGACCACCTGTGCATCCGCAAGTCCAAGCGCCAACCGCTGACCCGTACCGCCATGAGCATCCTGCAGACCGAAGCCGCCAAAGCAGGGCTGACCGTCGCACAGGCGCTGACCCACGCCGTCGGCGCAGGCTGGGCGAGCTTTCGCGCCGAATACCTGCAAAACCGCAGCACCGGCACCCGCCGCAACAACATCAACCAAATACCCACCCACACCGTCGGCGGAGCCTTTGCCGCTAAAGACGTGTTCTAACCAAGGAAACCGCAATGCAGAGCATCGGCGAAGCACTCAAGAACATCAAAACTGGCGCATTGGGCGACCTGCTGAACCCGATCCGCGTCAGCGACAAAACATGCCCTCAGCACGGCGCCTACCAAGAGCAGGTATTCAAAAACTTCACACTCGGCTGCCCGCAATGCGCCCGCGAGCAAGAGCAGGCCGCCGAAGCGCAGCGACAGGCTGAGCAGGAAGCCCGACAGCGCGAACAGACACGCCGCCAAATTGAAAAACGCATCGGCGCATCCCGCATTCCCAAGCGTTTTCTCGACAAAAGCGTATCCGGCTACCGCATCGACGCCCAAGACGAACGGCAGCGCCAAGCCCAGCACTACGTTATCGAGCGCATCAAAGCCTACGCCACCGAATTTGCCGCCGGCCACAGCGGCCGCAATCTCGCCCTGCTGGGCAATGCCGGCACCGGCAAAACCCATTTAGCCTGTGCCGTCGCCCGCCACGTCATCAACAACTGCAACGGCTGGGCGCGCTTTACCAGCGTTTCCGAAATCAACCGCATCATCCGCGAAGCCAAAAGCCACAACAGCGACGTCAGCGAAACCGAAGTCATCCAAAGTTTCGGCGGCTACGA